CTGCCCCGAAGCGTCCCCCAACACGCGAAGCCGACGGCAAGCCCGGAGAAGCCCGCACAGAAGCGCCACACGCCCAAGCACGCGAAGCCCGCGAAGCCCAAGCATGCGAAGCCCCGCGCCGGCGACCTGGGCCCGCTGAAGGATGCTGAGGGGGACGGCAAGGTGCTGGACGACGTCGTTGGGACGTTGCTGCCGGACTTCGCAATGCCGTTCTCAGCCCCCGCGGGCAACACGGCCATTGCAGCGCTGTGCGCGGAGCCGACCGAAGAGCCTGCTGCGGCGTTCGCAGTGATGCCCCTGGACGCGCCAACGACGGACCCCACGTCAGAGCCCGCGCCAACGGCCATACCGCAGTAGCGAGTTACCGACTCCCTTACTGGCCTTCGCAAACGACTGAACGTCAACTACGCGAAGGAGTATGGGAGTTGGACACGCGGAGCATTAGACGCACGCGCAAGGTCCTGATCGGCGGACGATGGTTCCTGATCACGGGCCTTGTGTTCTACAGCCTCATGACCACCACGCCGTTCGTGCAGGCGCACAGCGAATGGCAGCGCTCCGGCTGGGTGCTCGGACTGATCGTCGATGCGGCGTTCATCATGGCGCTCAGCGCGGAAAGCACCCTTGCCAAATACGGCATCCGGAGCCTGGGCAAGTGGCCTATGGCCTTCCGCTGGATCACGGGACTCAGCTCCGTGTTCTTGAACGTGTGGCTGAGCGTCAGTGAGCGTGACTGGGTCGGCGTTGCCGTCCACCTGATCGCGCCGGCCCTGGTCATGCTTCTCGCGGAAGTCGGACCCATCTACATGGCCGCGCTTGCCGACGCTGAGCGGGACGCGCTGACGGGGATGCGGGAAGCCACTCAGCAGCGCATTGCAGACGCGTTCGGCGTGCCTATGGACATGGTGGGCAACACGGCGCCGCCCGCCCCGGAGAAGCCCGCTGAGACGCCTGAGCAACTCATCCTTGCCGCTGTGGCCGCTGCGCCTGAGCGGGTCGAGTACGACGAAGGTGAGCAGGCGCCGGAGCCGCCGAAGCGTCCGAGCAACAAGGAAGCCGACGACATCATTGAGAAGGGTTGGCGGCACAAGCTCAACCCGATTGAGGTCGCTGCCGCCGCTGGTCGCCACCCTGCCACCGTTCGCCGCAAGTACAAGGAACTTGACGCAGCGCTCAGCATCTAGCTAGCTGCGCAGCACATCGCCCCCGTACTAACTGCCATGAGGCGGTTGGTACGGGGGTTTTTGCGTCTGCGCGCCGGTAGCCTACGGGGCATGTTCGAGACACCGGCCCTGCCACCAAAGACGAAGACGTACGTCGACGCTGACGAGCTACTGACCAAGCTGACCGGGCGAGCCGCTATGTGGCACCGGGTCGCACGGGAGAACAAGGAACGGGCGGAGGACTTCGACCGGGCAGCGCAGGAAGTCCGGGACGGAGCAACAACGGTGACTGTTGGCCGGACGACGTACGTAATAGACGCTGACGCACAGGTTGTTGAAACGAGTGACGAAGGCCACACAGGGCGCTAACCTGGTCTAAGTGTCCGGCGACGGACCGGACCTGACTTCCCGTTAGGACAACAACATATGACCGCCAGCGGACAACGCTTAAGCGTTGAGAATGTCGCTGCACCGAAGCCCTCCCATGGCTCGGGGCAAGTCGACGTAACTACGCCCCTGCCGGACGGATGGGCTTCTTTCTGTTCACGCCCGGACAGACGGCACGAGCCGCATTGGTACGCCACACCCCCGTACAACGTGACAGCGCTGCACAAGTCGCACGGTGGGGCAGCGGCAGGACTGATCTACACGGTGGAAGCCAAATCGTGGGAGCGCCTGCACACCGCTGTGGCTGAACAGGTCGAACTGTACGAAGCCCTGTGCACCGGGGCGGACGCATGACGCGCGCAGTACTGCGGTACGTCGAGCACACGATCCGGCACGTACCCGAAGGCGGATGGGTCTTCGAACTGTTCTGCGCAGCGCCGGAGTGCGGTGACGATTCCGGCCCACAGGACACCCAGGAGACAGCGCAGGATTGGGCGCTCGCCCACACCGGGCGGAACCCTGAACACCGCCTGTTCCGGCGCGTGGCTAGTGACCACGCATCCGTGACGAGAGAGGAGTGACGCGCCGCTACTGGCCATAGCCCCGGTTACGCAATCCCCCGATGTGTTTCCGGGGCTTTACGCTGGTCAGCGGCCTTACGCGCTAAGCTGTGGGAGCGTTGGTCCACGGGCACCCATGAACCAACGCTGCCATACCTAGCGTGACCTGGGGAAAGTCACCGACTCCCTTCTACACGCGCGCTAGAGACAACAGACAGCGAAGGGACACCATGGACACCCGCGAAGACCTCCCCACACTGCGCGCGCTGGGCTTCACAGACACGGAGCTGCAAGAGCTGGGACTCTGGGACGTCCCCACCGGCGCACCCTCCACACTCGCCGAAATGTACGTGCGGCGCAGCAAGAAAAAGGACACGCTGACCAGCCTTCGCGAGCAGATCCGGCGCATGTGCTTCCACGCGCGCAACGAGAACAAGCACGTGCGGCACGTATGGTTCGAACAGAAGAGCGCGAGCAAAAGCTACGTGCGCCGCGAAGAATTCGAAAAGGCCACCGCCGCAATAACCGATGCCGGACTCTCGAAGACGCTTTACGTGTTCAAAACAAGCCGCCTATCGCGCCGTGGTATGGGGCAAGTTGGCCTGTTGCTCGACAAATTTGAGGAGCGGCAAGCGCGCATTTTCATCGTCGCTGAGGGGCTCGACTCAGTGCGTTCCCGGACCGTTCTCGCATTCCTTAGCGAGATTGCCCGTGAACAAGCCGTCGACATTTCCCAATTCACCAAGATGGGCATTGAGTCGAACAAGGCCGAAGGCAAGTGGACGGGTGGCGTAACGCCCTACGGACTTCACTCGCCGAAGGGCTCCGGGAAGCTCGCGCACAAGCCCGCCGAGTACCCCACAGCGCGCCGGATCGCGGAATACCTGATAGACGCGAAAACCCCCAACTGGATTGCTGGCAAGCTCAACAGCGAAGGGGCGAAAACGCGTCATGGCCGGCGCTGGACCGGTCCCGGAATCGTGAGTCTCGCGCACTCAGTGACGTGGGCTGGGCTGGTCGCCAATCGCGAAAAGATGCTCGACGACAACGGCAACGACGTGGGCAAGTACCACCGTGGCGGAACCCCCTTGCTCGACAAGAACGGCCACCCAATCTCGCTCGGGGAAGGCGTGATCACGTTCGCCGAACACGTCAAGATTGGCGCCATGCTCGCCGAACGTGCCCAGGCCGGAACAAGCATCGGTGACCGCACCCGGGGCAAGCGAGAGATCGTCGCCCTGCTATCCGGCACCCTTCGCTGTGGACGCTGCAAGGGCCCCATGGCCAACGGCGGAGTCAACTACAGGTGCTACGCGCGGCAGACCAGCGGACCCGCAGCGTGTGAGGGTGTGTCGACGGAACGGGAGCGCGTTGACGGCGCCGTTGAGGCCATGTGGCTAACTCACGTGCTCAGCCTGGGGCCCGAGTCGCCCACGATCCACCACATCGCGCGCGAGTGGTTGTCATACCAAGACCCCGAGAAAGAAGCCCGCAAAGCCCACGTGAACGCCGCGCTGGAATCGGCCGTTGGGCGTGAAATGAAGCTGACGAAGGAGTATTTCGTGCACGGGCGCATGGACGAAGCCACGTACGACAGCATGCGGCAACAGGTGGGCGAGCAGATTGCCGCGCTGAAGGCCGAGGTAGCCGCGCTGAGCCGTGACGCCGACCTAACGCCCCTCATGTCCAGTGAGTCACTTGCAGCGCTGTGGGAGGGCGCAGGAACCCACGGGCAGCGCGCACTTCTGAAGGCGGCACTGCAAGGTGTCACCCTGTTGCCGTCAAAGTACCGGGGCGACCGTACGCCGATCGGTGAGCGGCTCGTGCCCGTGTGGCGTGACAGCGACGGCATGCCCGACGACGTGGCCGAAGGCGTGCAGAAGACGTTTGACCGGCGCCGGCGACTCAGGGGCGCTAAGTGAGCTAGGCCACAAGCACAGCGGGAAGGGGCGGGCTTCGGTCCGCCTTTTTCTTGATCATCCGTAGTTAGTAAGTACTAACTAACCGTGCCTTCGTCACCACAGCGCAAGGGCGCACCCCTTCTGACCTGCAAGTTGTGATGCTGTTACGTAGTGACTCATTTTTCAGATTCACATAAGACATCCCTATAGGCAATCCAGAATCGACGTCCCAACGTCTCTCCGTCACACCGGGCTTCCCGCTGTAGGCGCTGCCCCAGGTCACCGACTCCCTTCATATAGGTAGAGGGGAACGCGTTGCCGCGTATCTAGTAGCGCATGGCTCTGACGGACTGAGCGCGCCTCCCCTCCGTTGCCGGGTGCTCCCCACATGGGTTGAGCCCCGGCGTTTGCTCCGTACTGGTTCGAATCCGGTACGGGGCGCTTTGGCACGTAGCTCAGCGGCAGAGCACCCCTACCCGGGTCTTGTAACGGGGAGGTCGCTGGTTCGAATCCAGCCGTGTCAACCATGCCGGTAGCTCCGGCAGTGTCCTGAAACTCCCCCTGATCAGGGGACGGATGGGCGGCATCGGTAGTTCAGCGGACAGAACGCCCCGGGCGACGGGGTAAACGCGGGTTCGAATCCCGTCCGGTGCACTTTGCGCAGCATTCTTCGGCGAAACAGGGGGACAACGTGGCAATCGTCGTTACTGACGCCTCATCGCCGAATGGCCTTGTGCGCGTCACTGACACGGCAACCGGCCAGTCCACCACGGTGCCGCAGCAAAAGGACGCTATCGCTGACGCTGTGGACAAGCTGAAGGGTGCACCGCAGTGAGCGGCTACACGCTTGCATGGCTCGCATGGCTTGCCGCCTTCGGAGTCATTGAGGGTAAGGCGCTCTTCAGCCGGCGCGATGGTGCCACGCTGAGCGAGCACGTGTGGAAGTGGTTTGCCATTGGCGCCGACCACGATCCGACGGGTTGGGTACGGATGCGGCGCGCTGCATTGCTGGCCTTCATGGCTTGGCTGAGCGTGCACTTCCTGACAGGTGGGTGGGTGTAGACGTACTCACGGAGAGTACGTTCCGATTGAGGGTGGCCATGCGTACACGGTGTCTTGATTGTCGTGAGTGGGCGACCCACAGCGGACGATGCGCCCACCACCACGCTGACTACAACGCACGGCGCAGCATCAAGTCACACGCTAAGCGGCGCGCTGCGATAGCACGGGGCAACAACGCTGCTGCCAAGCTGAGGCGCGCGGTACGTAAGGCCATGACAACTACTGGCTATGTACTGTGTGCCCGCTGCCCTGGTCAGTTCCTTGCATCGGGTGTGGACATCGACCACATTGTGCCGCTCGCTAAGGGTGGCGAGGATGTTGAGTCGAACGTGCAGGTGCTATGCAAGTCGTGTCACCGCATGAAGACACGCGAAGACTTTGATTTTAAATCTCCGCCTTTTTGAAAAAGATTTCTGAGAAAAATTCCTCGGAAATCTTTTGAAAAGTTCAGAAACTTTTCTCTCAGCGAT